CACATTGGGAACGTACAAAGGCACAACTATTATCACGTGCTAATAAGCTAAGAGAAGCAGCGAACAATCCTGATGAATATTTTTATGATGGCAAACAAGGGAGTATGTTTTAATGAATGTTTTAAGTTTATTTAATGGTATGAGTACAGGGCATACAGCTTTAGATAATGTAGGAATTAAAGTTGGTAAATATCATTCATCTGAAATAAAACCAGCAGCTATAAAATTAACACAACACCATTATCCTAATACAATACAATTAGGAGATGTAACTAAATGGAAAGAATGGGATATTGATTGGAAGTCAATAGATATGGTGCTTAGTGGTAGTCCTTGTCAAGATTTATCACAAGCAGGGAAAAGAGAGGGTTTACAAGGTAGTCGTAGTAGTTTGTTTTTTGTGTTTGTAGATATATTAAACCATATAAAACAATTTAACCCTAAAGTATTGTTTTTGCAAGAAAATGTAGGATCTGCACCTAAAAAAGATGTAGGTATTATGTCAAGGGCATTAGGCGTATATCCTGTAAGGATAAATTCAAAATTAGTTACTGCACAATTAAGAGATAGATATTATTGGAGTAACATTAAAACAACAAAAGATGGTTTGTTTGGAGATATAGTTACAGATATACCACAACCAAAAGACAAAAAAATATTGTTCAAAGATATATTAACAAATGGATATTGTGAAAAAGAAAAGCATACTTGTTTAATGGAAAGATATATACAAGCAAATACTTTTGCAAATAATGATTATGAATCTTGGGAAAGATATATAAAAAAAAGACCGACTGGAATGACTACACTAATTTATATTGAAGATAAAAAAGTAAAACTTAAAACAAATACTAAAAAAGGTTATGATATAGTAACAGAAAATGATTGTATAGATTTAGCTTTCCCTAAAAGTAAAACAAGACGTGGGCGAGTTACTAAAGGTAAATCACCTTATTTAATGGAATCATCTAACCATTTATATTCTTTAAAAGATTATAAGATAAGATTAGTTAATAAAGTAGAAATGTGTCGATTACAAGGTTTTCCTGATAATTGGTGCGATATATTAACTTACAAAGAAGCAGGTAGTTTGTTAGGCGATGGGTGGACATTACCAATAATAGAACACATATTTAGTTTTATAGATTGCTAAGATATGTTTCTTTACTATAAATATTAACTTACAGGAGAAAACAATGAATATTTTTTTAATAATTTTAATTTTTTTAGTATTAGTATTTGTTGCTCTGTTTTGTTTTTTGCAAATTATAAACATAATGTCTAAGTGGTATTAGACTAACATAGGAGAAAAAAATGAAAGGTTGGATTTCGAAACATAGGAAGGTTTTAGAAAATCCCATAGTTAAAATGGCAAAGGTAAAAAGTCCATACGAAGCGTGGGATATATTATTATTTAAAGTAAATCACAAAGAAAGAAAAATAGTTATAGGTAACGAGATAATAAAAGTAAATAGAGGTGAAACAATAACATCATTACAGAAGTTACAAAAAGAATTTGGATGGGGATCAACAAGAACAAGATCGTTTCTAAAATTATTACAGGCTGATGGAATGATAACATACGAAAGCAACACTAAATACACCAAAATCCTTGTCAATAACTATGAAAAATATCAAAACATACAACACGCTACCAATACGCTACCAAAAAACGAACAAAAAACGAACAAAAAACGACCAAATACAAACAATAATGATATAAATAATGATATAAATAATGTTAATAAGAGAAAGCAAAAATTTATCAATGAAACTTTGTCTGTAATAAAAAATAAAAATATTGATATGGAAGTATCTAACTTAGAAGCCTTTACAGATTATTGGACAGAGCTTAATAGATCAAAAACTAAGATGAAGTTTGAACTGCAACAAACATTTGAAATATCACGTAGATTAAAGACGTGGCTAAATAATAATTTTAATGGAACTAAGAAAACAGCAACAAAAAAGAAATTTAAGTTTAGCTCAACCTATAAGCACTATGTCGGATACTGTGGTAATAGTTCTTGTGGTAGTTTTGGGGTGTCAGATTTTTATGATATATGGGAAACAGATAAAGGTTTATCGCAAACTAAATGTTGTGGTACAGAACTATTAAGTGAAAGGATAGCAAAATGAAATTATATAAAATTATACAAAAAAATGGTAATCCAAAAAAAGTTTATCCAAAGCATATTGCGATGAATTTGATGAGAGATATGAAAAAAGGGGAGTGTTTCTATTATGACGTAACGCACCAAAGAGCATCAGATTGGTGTCAAATGTTTATGAGAAAAGAATTTTATAAACAGCATAAAGATGAAAGCAACCAGTATTATAGAAAATTAAAAGAATTTAAAAGAGTAAAAGTAGATAGTAAAACTGGGTATATAAAAAAAATAAAAGAGATTCCTATTTATACAGATGAAAAAAGAGTATATAATTTCATAAGAACAAGAAAAACAAAATTAAATACATTAGGTTTATTACCAAGAACAGAAATTATGTTAAGACGTGCAGGATTTGAATATCTTGAAGAAATAGAAGATATTGGTGTGAGAACATTAGCTGAATATATTTATAAATATAATTTTGGTGGTTGGGCAAACCCTAATAATGTTGAAAAAACAATTTTAGATTTAAAAAAAATGGGAAGGAGTTTACAAAAAAAACCTAAAAAGAAATTAGAAGATGAAAAAGTTGGAATACTTATACAAGATATTAATGCACAAGCATAAGCTTCACACAGGGCATCTCAACTTCCTATGTCAAACACGTACTATACCACACTACGGGGTGTCCTGTGCTTTTTGAAGTAATGTTAAAATATGCAATAGCGATGATGTTAGTGCAACCAATAGAGGAAATACATAACTGCAACAATCCTAATTTAAAAGGTAAAGTAAAGCATTATGTGTGTGATTGGGATGAAGATGATTTTTATACAAATATAAATGGTCAAAAGATATTAAGACCTAAACGCAAGAAAGATAATAAGATAAAAGCATATTATAGGAAGAAATATTGGTATGGGAAAAACAATAAATAAACAATCAGGTGGTAGGCACGAAATACTAACCAAGAAATATCAAGCAAGAAAAAAAGATGGTGGAATGGTGTGCAATAAATGCAAAAAAGTGCGTAAATTAAATGAATATGGCTCAAATAAAAGCTATTGCTTGAAGTGTAAGAGAGAAAAAGATAAGATAAAATATAAGAAAGCAAGTTATAAGCTATGGTAAATATAGGTACAGAGATGTATCAAGTCGAAAAGAAAAAGGGGTAGGCAAATTAATAAAAATAACAAAGAGGAGTTATGCCTTTTTAATATTTATAATTTGGTGCATACCTACCCCAATTTCTTGAAAGGAAACAAATGGAACTAATAGCAATATTAATAATATCTACAATGATGTTAATGCACTACAAAAACAATGTTTAATTTTTTAATAAAACAACGACCAAAACCACAACAACGACATAGAAGTAACGGAAGATTTCAGTACGATCCATCAGCAAAGGATAAAAAAGAATTTGCATTACTTGCAAAAGAGTATGCACCAAAGACACCACTACGACATAAATTTGATTTACATTTAACATTCTGCTACAAACGACCAAAGAATCACTATAGGTCAGTAAATAAGCAACCAGTATTAAAAGACGATGCTCCATATTACAATACAAGCAGACCTGATATAGATAACTTATCTAAATTTGTAATGGATAGTTTACAAGACTTTTATGTAGATGATGCACAAGTGGTATCTTTAAACGCAATAAAAGTGTATGGTGAAGAAGATTATATACACGTAAAAATGTTTCATAATAAAAAATATTGTTAATTGCAAGACTTTATTTGTATTTTTAGCGTATGGCTACAGCTAAAAAAGCACAATCTGCACAAAAAACAGACAAAAAGAAGTCTGATTTTCTTGTTGCGTTAAAAAATAATAATGGAAACATATCAGAAGCGTGTCAAGCTATCAACATAGGTAGAAGAACATATTACTCGTGGATAGAAAAAGACGAAACATTTAAGCAAGATGCTGAAGATGCACAAGAATCATTAATAGATTTAGCAGAATCAAAGTTAGTAGAAAACATAAAAGATAACGATAATACCTCAATAATATTTTTTTTAAAGACAAAAGGGAAGAAAAGAGGTTATATAGAAAAGCAAGAGATAGAACACGTAAAACCATTTGAAGATATAGATTTCAATGGCATCTAAAAATTTACAAATATATAAAGAAGATTATTTACCCCATCAATGGGATTTTCTAACTATACAGAAAAGACAACCACAAAAGAAACTAAACTTTTTATGTGGTGGTATGGGAAGTGGTAAGACACACATATTTTTACATAAATGTCTATATAACCACGTAACAAAGAAAAACGCAGATGGTGTTTCAAATGGTTGGTGTATATATCCTACATATTCCCTTGCAGAGGAGCTTTTTGTAGAGCCAATGAAAGATATCTTTGAAAGAAATGGTATACGATACGAGTATAACGTACAAAAGCATAGATTTAAAACTATGTATGGTACAATAAAAATATATCAATTACAAACACCACATAGACTTATTGGAGCAAATTTAAATTGGGTAGGAATAGATGAATTTGACCTTGAATCGTGGAAGAATTGCGAAATAGCGTATAAGAAAGCTATAGGTAGATTAAGAGGATCAGATGACACAGAACTATTTATAGTATCAACACCTGAAGGATTCTCTTATTTACATCATATCGCAGTAGAGAAAGCTAATGACCAAACATATTTGGTAAAAGGCAAGACAACAGACAACCCATTTCTACCTGATGGCTATGTAGATTTATTAGAAACAAACTATGATTCACGTATGCTACAAGCATATAGAGATGGTGAATTTGTAAACATACAGAACCAAAGCACATATTTATTTGATAGGAGTAGAAATGTCAAAAAATGCGAATACGACAGATCACAGCCAATACACATTGGAATCGACTTCAATGTTCACCCCTTTTGTTGTGTTTTGGCACACGTTTACCCATACTCGCCCAAAGTGCAAGTGTTTGACACAATCTCGCTCAGTCATCAAGGTCAAGGCGACTTATTAACACAACGTATGGCTGATACAATAAAGGCTAAGTATCCTAATGAAAATTATATTATTTATCCTGATGCAAGTTCAAGACAAAGAGCAACATCATCAGCGTTTTCAGATTTTGATATACTAAAAATGAATGGATTTCAAATAAGAATGGGTAACAAAAACCCATTAGTGATTAATAGAGTAAATTCAGTTAATTCTATGTTGGAGGGAAACCAATTAGAACCTAACATTATCATTGATCCGAGATGTCAAGACCTCATCAATGATTTGCTTAAGGTAGTTAATAAACCCAATACAAGAGTATTGGATAAAAGCAATACTAAGCTCACGCATAGCTCAGATGCTTTAGGGTATTTAGTTTCATACCTGTTTCCAATAGTCAAACCAACATTAGGAGCAATACAAAGATGATACCAGACGTAGGCGAATTACTTGTAAGGCAATCAAGATATGATGCACAACAAAACGAAAAAAACCAATGGCGTAAAGCAAGACTAATAGCAAGAGATTTTTATAATGGCAACACAAGTGGATATACTGAAGAATACTTTAGTGCATCATTAATTAATAAAGTTCCTATTGCTAATGTAAATATAACTAAAAGAATTATAGATAGAATTAGTTTAGTTTATATGAAACCACCTAAAAGAGAATATAGCGATGAAGGTGTATTGGATTTCTTTCACGAAAAAGATTTAAAACTACAACGTGCAGAGCGTATGACTAATCTACTTGAGCATATCTTAATAAAGCCTACGTGGAGAAATGGCAAGATAGATTATGATTTAATTATGGACTTTGAAGCACAATTTGGTGATGATCCATTACGACCAATGTCTATAACATATCCTCTTGCTATGAGAGCATCTGTATTAGATGATACGCCTGAGCTTAGTGTATATTGGGATGCAGAGAATACATTTATATTTGACAACAATGGTAAGATACAAAGCGACCCTGATAATCCTGACCATATAAATCCTTACGGAGTATTGCCATTTATAGAATGTTTCAAAGAAGGGCGACCTGAGTATTCATACTTAGATACAAGTCCTGCTAATGATTTAATAGCCACAAACCTTGAAGTGAATGTGTCAGAAACAAATGCCAACGCTAATACTATGTTCCAATCATTTGGTTATATGTATGTAAATGGCTCACAAGTAGAAAAAGACACATTAGAAGTTGGTCAAGATAAAATATCATTTTTAGGTATTGATGGCACAATGAATATTGTTTCCCCACCGAATACAGTAGATGCCTTATCCTCCTCTATTGAGCATAGCTACAAGTTACTTGCTCAAAACTATCATCTAAATATATCATTCGTAGAAGGTACTGCTGCACAAAGTGGGGTTGCAATAAAACTAAGAAACCAAGAGTTAACAGATGCACGTATATCTGATGTACTTAGATGGAAAGATATAGAATACAAATTATATGACCTTGAAACAATTATACTAAACGTAGAAGCGAATAGAAGCACAGGTGAGCTTATAAAAGTAGATTATCAAGAGAATATGGAGATATTATCTGACCAAGAACAACGTGAGAAGTGGGATTGGGAACTTGCGAATGGCTTAATTGATACAGCAGACATAATGATGCAGATTGATCCTGATAGATTTCCTGACAGAGAATCAGCACAAGACTATTTGTTTGAACGAAGTGGAGCAGATATAGCAGAGCCTAATGAGGAAGAATCGCAAGAAGATAGTTTATTACAAGCACTAACACGACCAGTACAATAAGGAGAAATAATGGCTAAAAAAGTAAGTTGGACTTATGGTGGTAAAAGATATTATGGAACACTAATAAGAGAAACAAAGACAGCTAAATTTGCAAGAACTGCAAGTGGTAAAACAAAAAAGATTTTAAAAAAGAGGAAGTAATGCCTAAGACAAATTACGTAAAAGGTGTAAGTATGACAGGACTCACAAATCGACAAAAGACAGCGATGAGAAGACATAAAACACACCACACAGCAAAACACTTAAAGCAAATGGTAGCATCTATGAAACGTGGCAAAACATTCACACAATCACATAAAATTGCTATGAAAAAAGTTGGAGTATAGTGGCAGAGTATCAAGGCAAACAAGTAAGGTTAGACAAACCAAGCCGAATAACTAAAGGCGAAGCAGGATATGGTCGCAAGAAGTTTAAGGTTTACGTTAAAGATGGAGATAAAGTAAAGAAAGTTATGTTTGGCGATCCTAATATGAGGATTAAAAGATTTTCAGATAAGAATCGCAGAGATTTTAGGGCAAGGCATAGATGCGACACAAACAAACCTACAGACAAAACTAAAGCACGATATTGGTCGTGTAAGTTTTGGGAATCACGAAAATCTGTAACTGATTTACTTAGCTAATGGCAGACCAAACAAAGATAGATAACATAGCAGCACAAGTGGCACGACAAACAGACCAACTACAACAAGAGTTGGTTAGAGATTTACTAACCTTATCAAAAGCAGACAGATTTCAAACAATAGACCAATTTTTATTTGCATTAGAGCAACTTGACATCCAAGAGCTTGTTAGAATTAAATCAGCAAACATATTACAAGGCTACACACAAGCACATACAATCGTATTGCAAGATATGGACTTAATTGCAGATATAACTGAAGAAACACTTAGAAGTCTAACAAACTTTAGTAGATCAACATTTGCAGAACATTTAGGGCAGATGGGCAATATAATAAAGAAAGAAATAGTCAAGGGTGCAATAGCAGGTAGCACAGAAAAAGGCA